CAATCTTGGAACCACTTAAGGTTAGGCTTATTACGAAAGGCCCTGCAGCTAAGTACTTCCTAGCTAAATCGTATCAAAAGGATCTTCATAAATATATTAGTCGTTTGCCTCAGTTTGAGTTAACTAAGACACCCTTATGTGAAGATCATATCCATCGTATGATGGAACGAGAGATATACATACCAAATATGACTTTTACTCATTTCGTAAGTGGCGACTATTCAGCAGCCACCGATAACTTGGGAATACAATACTGTTTCACTGGATTACTAGAATCCTTGATGGCAGCAAAAGTAGGCCCAGTCTTCAGAAACCTTTTACGCGAGGTTCTTGGGGGACATGATATCCACTACCCGCCAAAGTTTGCAATCGAAAATTTCGAACAAACTAATGGCCAGTTGATGGGTTCTCCTCTCTCGTTTCCCTTCCTTTGCTTAGCAAATTTAATTGCTTATAAGCTATCATTGGAAGATTATACGGGTTTGGAATACCAGTTCCCTCATTTACCTTGCTTGGTTAATGGAGATGATATACTGTTTAGGACTAATCCTGAACATTACGAAATTTGGAAAAATTATGTTAGAGATATTGGATTCACCCTCAGTGTTGGTAAGAATTACATTCATGAGTCGGTCTTTACGATCAATTCACAGATGTTTACTTATCATGATAGGACCTTGAAGTGTCAAGAGGAACAAGATAGACTTAGGGGTTTACACCCTTTGGTCAATGATTGTTTTCCGAGACATAGGTCAATTTCTGAGGTAAAGTACTGCAACTTCGGTTTACTCTCAGGAACCTCAAAATTAGGTGGTTCCCGAGGTGAGGTACGTGAAAAAGCATTGGATCTTTGTGACGCCTACATCAAAAGTGTAGGTGGTGCTTCTGATAAGGCACTCGCTATGAGTCGCTTTATGAAGAGAAACAAAGAAGATATCCAGAAGATAACCATGCGTGGTAGATATAACCTTTTCCTCCCAAGAGAACTCGGGGGTCTAGGTTTTCCTACGTATGATGGTATCACTTTTCACGTTACTCGTTTCCAACGTTTGTTGGCGAAGTTGACTCTTAAGAGTGAAGATCCAAAACCATTATTCGGTTTTAGGACATCCAGTGAAGTCAATATGGTATGTGGGTATGAG